AGTCTGTATCATCTACGGAAAGAGTCGTCTCTACCTGACCCATTTTGGTTTGAAGACTGTCGATAGCGTCTTTGAGCTCCTTGCCTGTTCCCTCGTATCCTCCTTTGGGTAATAGCTCTGAAGTGTCAGTGGGTTGCAGAGTGTCTAACTTCTGTTTGTACTCGTTGGTAAAGTCATTAGCCGACAAGCCTTTTCCGTCCTCTTTGTCTACTTTTTTGTCGAATAAGGTTTTGTGAGCATTGCTATCGTTTAGGTGATTGCTCAATTGTTCAGCTGAAGCTGTACCTTCTACGAGTTTATCCAACCCCTCTACGCTTGCCATTGGTATTTTCTCGCTCTTGTGCCAAAAACTATCTAACCAAGCCCAAAACTGCTCTTGAGTTGGTTTTTTAAGATTAGAGAACCATTGCTTTAATGTTTCTATTGTTGTCATAAATATTTGAATTAAAATCCCACGTATTCAATAAACTGTACTACCCTATAAGGTGGCATATTGTTGTGAGGTTGGTCTCCACCCGTATTGGATGTATAGGTTTCAGGCATTCTATTAAGATTGAGCATCCATCCTCCACTACCTTCATTTTCTTCGGCACCATCACCATGTACACCTACTACAAGGTTAGAGTACTTATATCTGTGATTATGTATAGGTAGTTCAGATTCAATCAGTTTGTGCGAACGTTCGCCTCCATATTTTAATAGACCATTTAATTGATAGTCTTGCGAGTCTTCGGGTTTCTTCACATAATCGGGGTCAAGACCTATAGGCATTTTACCACGAAGGTTTACATATTCCCTCCAGCCTGCGGGTATTTCGCTGGCAGGTCTGCCCCATAAAGCAATAAGTCCAATAGGCACCGCCTGCTTTTGTAGCTTAAGCCTTGCTACCTCCTCCTTTAAATCTTCCAATGTTTTTTTTTCAGCTTTTCTATCTTCTAATTCTTGTAGGTTATTTACTCTTTTAAAGTCCCCCCAATTAAAAGTTTTCTCAGGTACTGATCGACCAAAAGCAACAGTGCGGATAGTCTCTAAGGGACGCAAAAAGCCATCATCAAAGGTTACTTCGTTGGTTACTTCTTTGATAAATACGGTGTCACTCTTCGCTCCTCCTTCAAAGGGTAGCAGTTCTCCATTTATGAAGACTGTACCTGCAGATATAGTATTACCTATATGCGCACATCCCGATATAATAGAAAGGTTGCCGGCAAGGTGCCCGAAGTGGTTAAATAGACTATAAGCACTCTGCATAAATGCAAGAAAATTCACATCGAAGGGATATCCTGCCTCGTGGGTTAGGTTTAATTTGTTCATATATCAATTCTTTTTATATATCAATTCTTACATTCCATCGTTTACCCGCAAGTTTGTAGAAGTTCACTAAAGCCTCTAATTTGTATCTATCATACTCTAAATCTTGGGGAAGTACTACCACGAAATCCACTCCTCCATCAATATAACTGCCTCGTTGGTAGAGATATACTTTGCCTAAGTACAGTGGTTTGTTGGAACTGCGGGGGTAGATATAGAGGCGTGCATTCTGTTTGCCGTCCTCGATATGAATACGTCGCAGGAGGCTGTCAAACTCATCATTAAGAGCCTTGCGCAAATAGCATACTTGGCTGTTATGTGCCAAATTGTATAAGTCGGATTCGCGGGCTTGCTGAAAGTCGTACAGCAGTTTATTCAAGGGTATTGCCAACGCACGTAACCACGCTACCATCTTCGGCTTGCGTAGGAAGGTAGGTGTTAGCAGTACAAGCAGTTTGTCAATATTGAAGTTATACATTGCTTACATAGGTTATATCGTTATAGTTGTCTATCGTAAAGTAACCCGCGGTGGGTATCTTGCTTATCTCTATTGTTTCAAAAGCCCCATACTCGCCACTACTGGTGATGTTTTTACTTTGTGCCAATACCAAATGCGGTATTTTCACGCCTTCGGCTTGTTGAAGCGTGTCAATAAGGTGCGCTAATATGAGCTCTCCATTGAAAGGTAAGCGTTTTAGATAGCTTTTTATAGCCTCTTCGACTGGCTTTGTAGCGTGTGTGATACTCTGTCCGTTGCTGTCCAATACAAGCGGGTCATAGATGATTTTCATTTGTAGGTGCAACACATCGGGCTGATAATTTACTACCGATAGGCGTACGCCAGCATCTTTAATTTCCTGCAAGTAGGCTTCGAAGGCTTGCTTTTGAACATCGGTGATAGGTTGTAAGGTGTCGTCTTGTTCACCAGCTATCTTAACGATAAGCCTACCTTCGTTCTTACTTTCCACCACTGCTGAGTATTTTATAATCTTACTTGCCTCTATCTGCTCCTTTGTGAACCATTGGTTATCATCGTATTTGTCGCCGTCGAGAGAGAGGGAAAAACCATACTGAAAGGCAAGAGCTTTACTTCTATACCAGCGTGCAGTATGAGGTTTGAGTTCGGTAAGGCGTTTATCAATATCTGTCCTATGTAAATCGAAAAGCTTCTCCAAACTCCATATAGCTACTGAGATAATATATACCCACAGTCGCCACATAGCTACTTTGGAGGTGCTGTTGAGGTTTTCCAATGCGGGTTCTTGCGCCTTTTGAGCGTAGATGAGTCGCTGAATATCTTGAATACTTCTTGCCATAAGTTATTGTGGTAGAAAATAATCTTTTGTTACTATAAAATCTAAGTTAATAGCCCATATACTAATACCTTCTTGTCGTTCAAACACTTGTTCATCTTCTTTGGTAAAGGCTGTCGCGGGCTGTAAGTTCTTAGCGGTGTAGTAGGCTAAAATATCTCTGTTAGTGAACGCTTCAGCGGGTAGTGCTAATATTTTGCCTGCCACTACATCATCGGTGATGTTGAGGGTGTTGGCTTCTGCAAACTCAAAGATACTTTCTATCGTGCCCGTGTGTTGCAGAGCGAGGTCAAGGAGGCTTTGATTATGTAGGACTGTTATCTCCATTATCTTGGTTATTTAATTGCCCGTGAGGCTCTTCTTCTAATTCAAAAGTCTTATAGAACTTCTTATTGATTATCTTGAGCAGTACTTTAGCGAAGCGAAAGCCTAAGCTTTCTAAGTTCTCTAAGAGGCTCACTACTAATTGCCATATAATGGCGATGAGCATTACCCAATAGAGCCAGTGAAAGGGGTCGAACTCAAAACCTCCAAGACTTGGAAACTCTACATTAGCCGAGAAGGTATGCAGTATATAGATAGGCACTAAATAGGTTGCTATTTTTAAGAGCATACGCCCAAATTTGCGACTCTCGTGCTTTTCGCCTCGCTTTCGTGAGGCTTGTACCCCCGTTATCCATTCAAAAATGAGCAATACCACATAAGCAGTAAGGAATAAATGGTTGAAACCAAATAAGAAGTGCACGGTGGCAAATAGTAATGATAGTATAACGTCCATTTTGATAAATAGCATTGAAAAGGTGTGACCAAAAGCTGAGCGTAGGAAGTCTTGAGAGTCCCTAAAACCAAAGCCTTGTAAGATGTAGTTGAGTTTTGTCATATTGTAAATTTGTTTTTTTAGCTTATAGTGCCTTTTCCTGCACTTGTAGTGGCACCCGATTGAGCAGTGGCTGTACCTGCCGTGCTTACGGGTATACCCGCGCCTATTGTTACCTCGCCACTGCGGACAAAGTCGTGAATAAGGCTTGCTAAGCGTTCGGCATACTCTTCCATTGAGGCATCTGTTTTGGTAATCATATCTTGTTGCAGGCGGATAATGCCTTGTTTGAGTTGTTCTTTGTTTAGAGCCATAGATTAATTGCTATTATAGGTTCCGTCAATAAGTAATTTTCCTCCCTCTTGTAGGGCTACATCATTAATTTGCATACCGTCGTATTCCAATTGCTTTTTTACCTCAATAAGCATTTCGGTATAAAGGTCGTCGGCGAGCATTTGAGCAATGCCTATTCCTACTTCGGGGTGTTCTTTCCACTCTCCCTTCTCAGTAGTAAGGATAGCCTTTTGCTGTTGGTTATCAGAGTAACCTACCTCAAAATCACCATCCGTCGAAAGACGCAAATCATTGTTGTTGTCTATAAGTATATCTTTCATTAGGCTGTTTGCATTTGGTTTACACTGTTCACAATTCTCAAAAGCTCTTCTTTCAGTTGCGCCCCAAAGTTTTCTACACCCTCCCTCACAGAGGATACATATACCTTAGTGTCAGTGCCTAAGTTGCCTATCTGTATGTTGATATGGGTTTGACGTGTTCCTCCCGTTACGATATTGTCTTTAGTTTTAGTTCCTTCACCCGTCGTTGGCGTGGTAGCTTCTCCTGTTATAGGGCTTATTCCTGCAGGACTGCTTTCGGTTTTCATACCCAACTTGCCCATTAGGTCATCTTTTACACTCGAAATGCTTTTAAACTCTAAAGAGTCCCACGCTTTGCCGAAGGCTTCTTTGGCTTTGGCTCCTGCCTCTCTTGCTTTCTTATAGCCCTCTGCTACCGATTTGGCACGTTCTTGCAAGTCGTTTTGTATTTGGCTTATCATCGCTTGGTTCTCTTTGCTATCGCCCAAGCCTACAGCTTCTTTAAATTTGTACCACGCCAACTTACAAAGGTCTACTCCTGCCATAAAAGCGTTGATAGCTGTGTTCCAATATGCCTTAAATCCAAGTATAAAAGCCTCCCACAGATACTTCATTCCTTGTACGGTGTTATCCCACGCTTTACCCCAACCGCTTACGCCCACAATGCAATAGGTAATAATAGCAATAAGAGCAATAATACCCGCTATAATCCACGTTATAGGGTTAGCTAAAAAGGCGAGGTTTGTCTTAATGACTGCCCACGTTAGTCTATTTTGCCAAGCGGTAGCAATAGCTGTGTAGGTGTTGTGCAATATCAATGCGGTCGTGAATATACCTATAGCACCTGCAATAAGCCAAATAACGGGGTTCCCTTCTTGGAATTTCTGAATAAGCCACCCAATACCCTGGCCTATGCTTGAGAAGACTGCCGACATAAACTCTACCAAGGGACCAAGCATAGGGCTAATAGCTTCATATACTTTTAAAGCAAGTTCGGTGATAGAGTCAATCATTTTGTTAAACTTACCGCTGAGAGTTTCTCCTGCTTTCTCTGCACCTTGATAGAAAATTCCTTGCTTGTCGGTTGCCCATTCAAAGGCTTGTGCCAACTCTTGAGCTGAGATACCTCCTTGGCTCATTCGCTCTTTAAGTTGCGCCATACTTTCCCCCGTGCGTTCGCTTATCACCTGCAAGGGGTTGAAGCCCGCGTTTATCATCTGCATTAAATCCTGCCCTTGTAGCTTGCCCGCCGAAGTAGCCTGCGCAAAAGCAAGTGATAGACTCTTCATCTTTTGGGCATCACCCATTGCGATGTCGCCTATGTTTTTGAGTTTGCCAAAGGCGAACTCAGAGGAGAGCCCGAAGGACATCATTGTCTTCTGCGCTTCAATAAGTCCCGCCTTGTCGTAAGGCGTTTTTACCCCATAATCGGAGAGTTGAGCATATAATGCTTTAGCTTTTTCTACATCACCTCTAAGCAGGGTAGTGATATTAGCTTGTTGTAGGTCGGCTTCCATTCCCTTTTTGATACTTCCCCCTATCATAGCTCCCGTCAATATTAGGGGGTTCGTAGCTATCCCGGGCAGACTGTTCAAAGCGTCTGAAAACCAAGTTTTAAGCCTACTTCCATTGAGAGTTTGTAGCTTAGTAACACTGCGCTCTAACTTATTAATCTCACTGTTGTACTTACGAATAGCCGAAAGGCTACCTATAGGCAACAAATCTCGCTCGGCTTTGAGTAAGGCTATTTTCTGTTGCAAAGTATGTACAGACGTGCCCATTTGGGCAAAGCCACGAGAGACTTTTTTCTGTACATTCTCTAATTCGGCAAATTTTTCTAATATTGTATCGTTATTTATGCCAATTTTTTGTAACTTTGCACTGACAAAGTCTTTAAGCGTTAATGTATATTCTAAAATATTTGCCACAATGAAAGTCTTATTAATTTTCTTTAACCTACTTGCCTCTATTGGCTTATTGTTACTTATTAGTGCGGGGTTGTTCTATGGGATTGCTCTCCTTGGTGTGCCTTTCTATGCTACCTATAGGGCTTTTACCGAGAAAGAGCCTACCACTAAAAGGAGATACACCACCACAGCTATTGCAAGTGCAGTTTTCTTTTTCCTTATAGCGATACTTGCCCTTATGCTCTCCAAAGGAGCCGAACAAGCAAGAGAACGTGAAAGACTACAACAAACTACCTATACTACTTGTATTGTTCCGCCTCTTTCTGCCTAAGCCACTCTAATTCTTTCACTCTCATAGCCCACTGGGTATCGGAGAGGGTGTCGGGATTGGCAATGTGCATATAGTAACGCAAGGAAGCGTTAGTGATACGAAGCCAATCCCTTTCCTCTTCAATCTCCGCATCACTTAGAGCTTTTCCAAGGTAGCCTCTTTAATCTGTATCAATTCGCCAAGCTTGCTACTTGCCGAAAGGAAAAGTGCATCATCAGTCTTAATCTCTTCATCTCCTCCCAACCAACAGTTGGTAAGGATAGCCTCATTAAACTTCAGCGGGTCCTTGGTTGCCAAAGTAGAGGCATAGCTAAGGGTTTGTCGGTCGGGCGTGCGCAAATACGCTTTTTTGCCCTCAATATTCAGCACGTACACATCGCCGTACTGCTTTTTCCATTCTTGTATTTGTTGTTTAGTTACGTTCATTTTAAACTGCTTTTAAAAGTTTTTTAAATTGCCTGCGGGTGCTACCCGCCCCGTGTGGCTCACACTTGTCTCTTTACATCTGTAAAGAGGATAGGGAGCTCTATAATCATATTCTTATCGCCTTGCTTCATTCCCTTTTTCACTTCGGTAAATTCCACGTGCTTGAGAATATCGGTGACTATCTGTCCGCCGTCCAAGGGCACGTAGGAAGCGACAAGGTCAAAGCTAAGCCCAAGTATATCGTTGTTGGGCGCATCGCGTGTCATTGCCTCAAGCTCGCTTTGCCAAAGGCTAACTTTGCCTTCAAAGCTACGGTTGCCTGACACAATTCCGTGAGGTTTGCACCCACGCCCATAAAGCAAGTCTTTCTCACGCTTTTCGGTATATTCCAGCTCCGTAACTCCTATGAGGATACGCCCTCCAAAGGCGATAGAGAGTTCACACCACGCATATTGTTTACTGTTGAATGTTGCCATTTTTTCTAATGATTAATGATTAATTATCAATGGTTAATTACCTTACGGGGTAACTGTTGTAGTAAAGCCAATATTTACTTCTATAAAGTCGGCATAACCTACAGGCAACAGTTTGATACCTATCACCACTTTACCCGTTTGTAGAACGCGCTGTGTGGGGTCTATATCAATCTTTACTGCTGAAAGCTCACCTTGTGAGACCATTTGGCTTTGCAGGGTACTCTCAAGTTTGGTTTGCCAACTCTTGATAATAGCAGGGTGAATACTGCCGTCTTCTGATAGTAACACCTCGTCACTGAGCTCCTCTACCAATACTCCATAACTTAGAAGCATTGCCTTGTCCATAACCAATCCGTTACTAAGGCTTTTAAAGTCGTCAGTGGGCTTGGTAAGCGTATTATCTCCTGAAAAATAGTAGCCAGAACGCCCTACGAAGGTACGAAAGAAAATATACCCTCTGTCGTCTAAGGCGTCCCACTGGTCAGCTTTGCTGTCAATAGTCGTGCCGTCAGTAAAATAAGCCACCAATGGCAATACACTACCGTCCTTCACGCGGTGAATTTTTCGTTGTACGGGAATAGATGTAATCTTTCCTAAGAACAAACCAACTGATGCTTCTTTCTCCTTATCGTCATTCCCGATAAAACAAGCCACTTTGTTGAGTTCGTTTTCCGAGAAATTAGTAAGGTCAGCTACTTTGCCGTTCCAGCTGTTGCCCGATACTACTACCCTAAAAGGCATATACTTCTTTTCAAAGTGCTCGGCAAGGGCTTGTGCTTTCACTACGGCTGTTTGTACATCAGCATCTAAGCCTGCGGTAATAGTCTCGCTACCGGTAGCTTTTTTAACTACCCCAAGCACGCGGATAGCCCCTTTGGCATCAGCTATGAGAGTTGGAGCAAAAGCACCGTCTTTGTCGAGCATTGCCGTCATAGTGGTGGCATCCGATACGAGCATTACCCACAGAGGGGTGCCCGTTGAGGCTTGGTCATAAAACGCTTTAATATGCTTGTAAGCAAAAGCGTTTTCAGTTTCCGAAATTCCCAAAGCTACGGCTTCTTTGAGTGAGAAGACTTGGTACGACTTGCCCAACTCTACTTTAGAGCTCACCGTAACTCCCGTTGCGATAAGCCCAGTAGTCTTTTGTATAGCCGTTGTCCTTCCTAAACCGTCTTTGGCAATATTGAATAATACTTTAGGTAATGCCATTATTTTTTAGGGTTTTTAGGGTTTAACTTAGGAATAACTTCCTCTGAGTTTTCTGGGCTCTCGGACTTGTCAGACTGCTTTGAAGCCTCTGACTTGAATTCCTCCACAGTGCTATCCTCTAAGGTTTGTGCGTGGTTTTGTGCATCTTTCTTTAGCAAAAAGAGGAAGCCATCGGAGGTAGCGAAGAGCTCTTTTGTTGCTTTGTTCTCCTCAAAATATTGTTTTGCTTTTTCTGCTGTTGTCATCTTAAATGTTATTTAAAAGTTAATAATAGGAGTAGGGTGAGGTATGGATACCATTAAGCTCGTCCGCTCACCCTACTGTTTTTCCTATACTATAAGATTGCTCCTAAATATTTAGGGTTCTTGGCGCGGATAACCCCTACTAAGGCACGTTGTGCGAAGGAAATAGTATCAGCTTGTAACCCAGAGTCACGTAGGGTAGCATACATCTCTACATCGCCGAAACAACGGAATACTTCGTCGGTAACCCATACGATAGACGATTGCTTGTCATCGGTGTCTTTGGTTGCCCCGAAAGGTTTCTTCTCACCTGTTTTGGTATATAGGGGCGTTTGGTTGTAACGGAACACCTTAATGCCGTACATTTGGTTTTCGTTCATAATATCTTTGTAGATGCGTTTATCCTCTTTGCGGATACGTGCAAAGTGGTCGGCATTGAGGCAGATGTTAATGCCGTCGTAGATGTCTTTACCTTCCAAAAAGGCTTTGATGTCGATGATAGCATCAATCACCGAGTCGGAGGAGGAGAGGTTGCACACCTTATTCCAAGCGTCATCTTTTTTAGGCGACCACGCATAGGCGGCACGCTTGCCGATGTTCTTAGCCAGTGATACGCGGTGTCGTTGTATCACGCTGGAGCGTTTGTCGTAGGCAAGCTCAATTTCTTGCAATTGGCGGTGGCGTGTTTGTTCGGTAGAATAGGTGTGTAATACTACCTCATTACCTATATCGGTAATATCAGTAACGGGCAATGGGTTATTAGCCGTAGCAAAATAATCTTCGTGTACGGCAGGTTCCACACCCGCTTCAGCAAGGTGTAACTTGTTATGCTCTACATATTGCGACAAGTCTACACTTTGGTATATAAACGAGTTATTAGGTACAGGGTTTTCTTTAATACCTGCTATCCATACTTCGGTTTGAAGCCCCTCCATTGCAATGCCTCTAAAGAGTTCGGGGGCTATGTACTGGGCTACAGTGGAAGTTGCCACGATAGTTGTAGCCACCAAGGGTACTGAGGCACCCAAAGCTGGGGCGATAAACATTGAGGCAATAAGTGCCAATAATGCATTAATAAATAATGCTTTTAGTGATAATTTCATACTGTTTTAAATTGTTTTTAAAGGGTTATTAAATTACTTTTCGGTGTAGCGTACCCCATTGGCATACTCTTTAGCTAAGCGGGCATACTCTTCGGGTTCCTTGTCTCGGAGAGCTCGGAGCCTCTCGGGGTTTTTCTTTTGCAAGTAGTCAAAGCTTTCATTGGCTGTACCTGTTGGTTTTGCTCCTGCTCCCAACACTACCTCACGTACGGTGTTAGCCTTTCCTTGCTGTGTATTCTCAGCTTCTTTGTCGGCTACAAGTTTAGAGAGTACAGCTTTTTGTCCGTCAAAATCGGCTTCAAACTGTTTTAGCTGACTTTCTTTGAGAGCTTGTGGGATAAGCCCTAAGCTAATAGCTTTATCTACCAAGGTTGTAGCTTCGGCAGTGCGAGTTTCGCTAATAGTCTTTTTCAGAGCCACTACTTCGGCTTCTGCTTTTTCTTTGTCCGTTTTGAGGTTATGTAGAGCACTAAGTACTGCTTCCTCTTTTGAGTTTTCGCCCATACCCAAGGCAAGGGCTATCACTTTAATATCCATATTGTTTGATGTATTAGTTACTATTTTTTTGAGTTGGAAGGGCTTACCGTCTTTTGATAGCTTCAAAGCGTTGTCATTGCCTCCTATATCAACAATGGAGATTTCTACGAGCTTACAAGCGGTTACAGTCTCATAGACTTGTCCTTCTAAGATGTGTTGTGGTTCGGTAGATACTTCTTGTATTTCGGCAAACATTGAAGCCATACGTATATAGCCACGTTCCACTTTGCCAGCTATCTTCTTAGCGAACTCGTCTTGCTCGTCAAATTCCACTTCTGCTATAAGAGTAGTTCCCTCCTTGTATAGTTTGGTACAACGCCCGATGACTTCACTACCCTTATAGGCATTAACACCTCTTTCGTGCATAAAGAGTACGACAGGGTTGCGCATATATTGTTTGTAGTCAATACCGTCAGTAAGGATACGGTAGCCATAGCTGTTTACATTTTCAGTATTGACGATAAATTGGTGTTTCATTAGCAAATAGGTATTACTTCGTGCTTAATTCTGGTGCAAAATTCAGCAGGTTTTTGCCGATATAAAAATCGGCGTCCAAAATTTGGGGCAAATAAGCCCAAATTTTGTACTGATTTTGTCCAAACTTTGGACAGCAATTTCATTGGCTACTTTATATGTATGACCTTTGCATTGAAAATAACATCATTAACGAATGGATTTTGATTTAAAAGAACTCACCGCGCGGGCTTTTTTGGACTATGTAGGTCCAGCATTCCCCTCGTGGTGGGCTAATAATAAAAAGAAATATGTACTACCGAGTCTCTCCAATATTAGTGAAGCGCGTAGCAATGGTAGCCAATACTTTATGACCTTTAAGGTTGCCGATAAAGCAGGCGTACAAACGCTCTTCCCTAATGAACCTTTGGTGAGCTTTTCACTCACTAAAACCATTGTAGAGACAGCAACCGTAGGTAAGCACCGCAGGGGCAAGGTAAAGGAGTACATAGCCACTGAAGATTGGCAAATTACTATCAAGGGACTTTGCATAGACACTAACAACCCCGACTTGTACCCTACTGCACAAGTGCAAAGCCTTAACCGCTTGTTTGAAAAAAATGAGAGTTTGGAGGTAGTGGGCAACAAACTCTTTACCCTTTTTGATATTCGTAACATTGTTTTAAAAGATATTAGTTTCGAGGCTATGGAGGGCAAGGAGGGCATACAGAAGTACACCATCAAAGCAGTGTCGGATATGGACTTCTATGCCGAGTTAGACGAAAAAAGAACCCAACTTAACAACTTATACTAATGTTTGTATTACAAGCAATTATCAAAATAGGGGATTATACCTTCAAGGCTGTACATAGTGTGAAAATTACCAAATCGGTAGACGAATTAGCCGACACCTGTACGATTGAACTACCCACCCATTTTAAAGTAGCTAAAGGAGGTGATAGCCTCTATACGGAAAAGGCAATCAAAGCAGGCGATAAGGTGAGCATTACCCTTGCTTATGAGGGGGTATATAGCGGAGTAGAGTTTGAAGGCTATGTAAAGAAGGTCAAGCCAAGCATTCCTGTAAGCATAGAATGTGAAGACACTATGTATTTGCTTAGACGAAAAAACATCAACAAATCGTGGCAAAAGACAAGCCTTAAAGAAGTATTGCAGGAGGTAGTAAAAGACACTCCTATTGCTTTGGCTGATAATATACCTCAAATGCAGTTAGACCAATGGCTTATTCGCAACGCCAATGGTACGCAGGTATTGGAAAAGCTCAAAGAGGAGTTTCGCCTAAGTATCTTTATCAACGATGAGGGCAAGCTATACGCGGGGCTTTCGGAGCTTACCAATATAGGACAAACAGCACGTTATGACCTTAATTATAACATCGTGACGAACGACTTGGAATATCGTACCAAGGACGAACGTAGGCTAAAAATACGATATACCTACATAGATAAGAACAACAAAAAGAAGACAGTGGAAGAGGGCGACCCTGATGGCGAGTTAAGAACCTTTCACACCTCTGTGGTGAGCGATGAGGCTAAGCTACGAGATATGGCAAGAGCGGAAATGGAAAAGCTAAAGTATGACGGCTTTGACGGCTCTATAACGAGTTTCTTAGTTCCCTATGCCACACGTGGTATGCAGGCACATATTATTGACAAAGAACTGAAAGACATAGACGAGCGTTACTTCATTAAGAAGGTAGAAACTACCTTTGGGCGTAATGGGGCACGCCGACAAGTAACCATAGGAGCAAGATTATGAGTATAGATAGAGAATTAGCAGAAGGGCTTAGGCAGATAGGCAAACGCAAAACTCCCACCATAGCCGTAGAAGTGGTATCAGTAGACAAAGCGCAAGGCACGTGCGTGGTGAAAGACGATGAGCTACAATATATTGTACGCTTGGCTTCGGTAATTAACGATAATGCCGAGCGGTTTTACCTTTTCCCAAAGGTAGGAAGTAGCGTACTGATTGCTTCTATTGGGGAGGACGAAAACCGCTACTATGTGGTGGCTCATAGCGAAATTGAAAGCGTGAGCCTACGGATAGAAAACACTCAGCTTACCATAGACAAAGCTGGCATACACTTACAAAGGGGTGAAGTAAATTTTAAAAGTCTTTTAAACGAACTTTTAAACGAACTTAAAACAGCTATCATACAAACCCCCGCAGGAGTTGGTAATTTCGCCCCTAACAACGTGGTGAAGTTTGATGAGATTAATAACAAGATAAATCAATTACTACAATAAGATATGGCACGATTGACAGCTGTAGAGGCAGACTATAAGAGGTCGCAAGGTAAAGAACTTTTTACTAAGGGCTTTAGTATAGCCAATATATCGGAAATGACAGGTATAGGCATTAAGACACTCGGCAAATGGCGTGAGGAGGGCAAATGGGACGAGGAGAGAGAACTACAAACGCTCAGACCTTCCAATATTCGCAAGCTCACGCTCAAGTGTGCGCAGGCTATTGAGCGGGGCGAACCCTTGCCCTATAAGGCGGACGATATTACTAAAATCGTTGCCGCCTTTGACCGCATTACCGACCATAACAAGATAGCAGTATACACTATGGAGAGCCTTGACGGCTTCTCTAACTTTATCTTAGAGAAAGCAGGGCAAAGCACGGGCAAAAAGCGTGAAGCCTATATGAACACAATCAAGGAAATACGCCCTTACTTTGATATGTATATAACCGAATTATTGCAGAAGGGAGATGACTAAAACAGAACTCAAAGAAGCCAAAGAACGCTATTTTGCGAAGTCCAAAATGATTAGGGAACTTACCTACGAGGCTATACAGAAGGAAACAGCCGACGAGCAGGAAGCACGTATCAAGCGACTTTTAAAACCAGAAAACTATGGTGAGTTTTTCGACTACTATTTTGGCTTAGACAGTGGTTTGCCCCTGGGTGATGCCAAGACTCCTAAGTTTCATATTGACGATTATATAAGGCTATACAAAGACCCTTATATCCGTCAGTTTAGAAAGAAGTTCAGAGGCGCAGGTAAGTCTATACAATCTAATGTAGGCAACATCTGCCACCTCAAGCAGAACAACCTTACTTTCTTTCCTATCCTCATAGGGGCTAACGAGGGCTTGGCTAAAATACTACTATCCGACTTGCAAGCACACTTGGAGAACAATCAGAAGTTTATCAAGGACTTTGGCTTGCAACTCTCTTATGGGGATTGGTCGGATGGTGATTTTCAAACTACGGACGGCAAGCACTTTAAGGCGTTGGGGCTCAACCAACCTTTCAGAGGTTTACGTTTTGGTATGTACCGCCCCGACTTGGCTATTTTGGATGATATAGAAGACTTAGACCGTGCCAAACGCCCCGATATGATAGAAAAGTATGGCAAAAAAATAACGGGCGACCTTGTAAAGGCTTTTCACCGCAAACGAGGAAGGCTCATCATCAACAACAACTATATCGTCAAAGATGGCATATTGGACTACCTCTATGACAAGTGGAAAGATAGCCCACACCTGCACGACTCAGTTACCAATTTGGCTACTGCCAACATCACCCGCGAGAACTATATGGATGTAGAGTGGGAGCCCTCGTGGAAAGAACGCGATACTAAGGAGGATATTATCCGCATTCTGCTCAACGATGACTACTATACCTCACAGCGGGAAGATTTTAACAACCCTATTGAAGAGGGCAAGCTCTTTAAGGCGAAAGATATTGCCTTGGTACGCATAGCAGATAATGAGGCGTGGGACGGCTTGCTTGACCATTGGGACTTGTCCTATACCGCTACAGGCGACTATAAAGCGGGAGTACTTATTGGCATCAAAGGTATTAAACTGTATGTATTGGAGGTATTCTGCCAACGTTGTGAGCTTAATTCAGCTATGGAAGTACGTGCTCAGTGGGTAAAGAAGTATCTTAAAAAAGGCTATAACACTATGGGCTTCTTTGATGCTACTATGGCGCAGAAAGCCGTCTATACCCCTATTATTATGCAGAGTGCAGAGGACAACGCTTGCCCTAATATCCCTATTGGTCTGCACCAGGAGGGCGACAAGCACAATCGCATTTCGGCGGGTATTACCAATGCGCTCTTTCGCAAAATATTGTACTGGGACGAGACTCTTCCCAAGCGTTCAGAAAAGGACTATAACGCTTTTATCAAACAAGTACTTTCCTTTGAAAAAGGGACTACCTCGCACGATGACGCCCCAGACACTTTAGAGCGTGCCATTACCCTTGCCCAACAGTATTTTGGCTACTCAGAAAAACCCTTGCAAAGCGGGCGACCTTTTATTGCTAAACACAAACGTAGAACTATATGA